CAACCGAGTATGACGCCTAACGAATTGGTCGCTGCTATTCGCATGGCCGTGGAAGTCGAGCGCGAGGCGTGCGCGAACAAGATACGCGACCTACGCAATCAGGCAGTCACGCCCAAGTTTGCGACGATGCGCGAGTGTGAGGCGTACAGCCATGCGCTGGACGCCGCAGAATCCGCCATCCGCGCAAGGGGAGCGGCAACTACCGCAGCAGGAGAACAACGATGAATAAGTGTCATTACTGCGACAAGACCGGAGATTTGCGCCCATACGGCCCGAAAGGTGCGATGGTTTGCTTTCCGTGCGCAATGAGCACCCCGGAGCGGAAGTCTGAGGCGGAGCGCAACTTTGCGGCGCAGCTTAACGCAGCCGGACCGGTGCCGATGATTGACGGAACGGAGGTTGGTCCGTACCCGGCAAAACATCACCCGGCCGTCAGTCGCGTACTGCGCGCGTCCACTGCCGCAACCACCGCCCCCGCCAGCCGCGAATGACCGACGGCCACGGCGCATCCGGCCGCAGGCGGGGAATGGGGGGAACGGGGGGAATGGGGGGAACGGGGGGAATGGGGGGAATGGGGGGAACGGGGGGAATGGGGGGAACGGGGGCCGCGCCAAACATCATGCACCCTTTCTGTGTCCAAACACCCTCACCGCCGCATACATCGCCCAGGCCCGCCAGCGCGAAACGCCGGAGTCCAGCAGCGCCTCAAGAAACACGGCATCCGCCACCGATCGCGCCACGTCCGGCCGCTCGCGGTACAGGTAATCATGCACCACGGACGCCTGGTTGCCGATGCCGCCGGCAATCATCCACACCAGCGGCAGGCGCGGCACGCTGGCAAGATCGGTGCGGAACCGCGTCGGCACCTCGACCGCATGCGATAGATGCCGACTATCGAACACCAGCGGCGCGTCAAGCTCGAACTGCGCCGGCATGAACTCGCCGGCCTCGGCGATCTGCGTCATGCTCAGCGGCGTGCGAAACCCCACGTCAGCCCCCAATCGGCCCGCTGGCCTTCATGCGGCCGTAAATGGCGAGGATGCCGCCGAAGATCACAAGGATGGAATTCACCAGCCCCTGCTGATCGCCGATATCGACGCCAGCCAGTCGCGCGCCTTCCGCAGCCAGCGCGACGATGGCGCCGATCAGGGTTTTGTAGCCTTCAAGCATTATCGGATCTCCTTCAAAAAGCCGCGATTAAGCAGCAGGTCCAGCAGGTAGCAGCTGAAGCCCTGCAGGCGCTTCTCTACTGCACTACAACGGCGGACGGAGCGCCCGGCGCCGTCCCCGTCGTCAGTGACAAAGGGGTCGCCATCGCCGCGCCCTCCCCGAACGCATTGACGCCCTTGGCATTGAGTGTGTACGCGCCCTTCAACAGCGTCGGCATGTTCATCGTGCAGGCAGCGCCAGGCGTCGTCACGGTGCCGCTGATAGCCGGCAGCGTGGTCCCCGCGCCGTTCGTGATGTAGAGATTGCAGCCGGTCAGCGAGGCATCGGCCGGCGTCCAGCTCGCCACCGCCTTGCAGGTCTTGCTCGTGCAGTCCAACGTCTGCGTGGATTGCGCCTGCGCGCCAAGCGCAAGCACGGACAGGGCTACGGCAACATAATTACGCACTCTCGATCTCCTTGGTCAATGCGTCCATGCGATTGAGCCAGCCCTTGTAAAACACGGCCTGACTCGGGATTTTGTCCACGATCTCCCGGTAGAAACGGCGGCGCCGCGTGATGTAGTTGTGCGCCAGGATCTCCGGCTCGCCGCGCCGGATCGCCGCCATCGTCGCAGGCCCGATCGCGCCGTCGGCAGAAACGCCGGCAACCGACTGCAGCAGGCGCGCCGCACGGTCGGCGCCGTGATTCACGCAGGCGTCGAAATGCACGATCGCTACCGGCGCCGGCATGCGGTCACACTTGCCAGCCCGCCAGTAGTCATGCAGGTAGATGTCCCGCGCCTCGTCACGCGAAATGAACTTGACCGGCTGTTGCGGCAGGCCCTTGCGCGCCAGATAGACCGCATACGCGGACTGCGTGATGCCGTAATTCGTGGAGCCGCCACGGTCAAGCGGGTTATGCACGGCGCCGCCCTCGACGCCAAACACGAACCGGAGTGCGCGATCGAACGTGGCTTCCACGGGCTAGAACTTCACTTTGTCATGAGCCGCCAGCCAGCCAAGCGCCATCACCGACAGCACGCCGACGATGTACAGCAAGCCCTTTACCGTGCGCTTGCCGACTTCCTGATAGGCGCTTGCCGTCATCATCTCCACGGCCTTGGTCGCGGCGCGGGTTGCGATCTGGTCGATCTGTTCATCGGTAAGCTGGACGTGCACACGGCGTTCGGGACCGGCGTAGGCATTCATCGCTCAGAACTCCGCGATGCACTTCAGGTCCCACCGCGCCGCCGTCAGCGTCACGTTTGCCGCCGCCACCGCCTTGTCTTTCACCTGCAACGCGCCGTTCTGGCTATAGCTGAACTTGATGGCGCCGCCGACGATTTGATAGCTCGCGCCGCCGACGCTGTTGTGCGTGATGTCAATATAGTCTCCGGCCGTGAAGGCGCCGTCTCCCGACGACAGACAGCGCAACACCCAGCGCACATTCTTCGGTAGTGCATTGATTGCCGGGGTCGGCGTGAATTGCCAAAGCTGGCCGATCGCGGAATTGACCCATCCGAAAATCCCGTCCGCGCTCTCCTGTGTCTGGATCGACGGCCCGCGCACAGATGGCAACGTCCAGATCAATACGTCACTCGCGCTTTTAAGCACGAAGTCGTAGTACACGCCCGGAGTCAACCAGATATCCGCCTCGCCGCGCGAGTTCAGGACAACCGGGTTGGTGTTGGCGACCGTCGCGCCGTAGGTCGTGTACGTGTCCTGCGGGGTTGTCGTCCCGGCCGCGTAGGCGTAGAGTTTCCCCCCTACCAGCGGGTCGCCGTTGTTGTCGAAGAACTGCGGCTTGAACGGGCTAAGTCCGGCCATGTTGGACCCTCAATGCAAAAAGCCGCGCGGAGGCGGCTGGAATGGAGATCGATCCGATATTGCTAGGAACGTTATGCGGCGTCCTGCTCTGGCATTGGATTAGCAGCCGCTAACGGTTTTGCAGCGCGGGAATTGCCAAGATTGCCGACAGCGGCAAATATTGCTGCTTCGGCTTTGCCGCCTCCTGCGCCATCGCTTCAATCGGCGTCATGGCCTGGTTTGTCCGGATGCGCAGCGACCCCTGCTGAATGAGCGGCCCCGCATAGGGGATATTCGAGACTAGCGGCATATTCGCCAGTCGCTCAAGCAGCCCCGCCGCCGCGCCCGTCGTATTCGAGTTGTTCACCGCCGACCCGGCCGGCTGTACCTGCTCGTAACTCGCCACCCGCGCGTTCGCCTTCAGCGCGGCGATTTCGTCCGGCGTGAACAGCATCTTGAGCTTGTAATCGCCGAGTTGCCGTAGCGCGGTGTTCAGCCCCTTCTGCGACAGCACCCCGACCTCAGACTCTGCGCCGCCAAGTGCCTTGGACTTGATGAATTCCATCGCGGCTTCGCGCATGGCCTGCTTTGCCTGCGGATTGCCCTTGATCTGGTTAATCAGTTCCGCCGTCTGCTTGGCGCCCGATTGGTTTCCAGATGACAGAAAGAATTGCTTGATGAGGTTTTCCGACGGCACTGCGCCATCCAGTATTGCGCGGATCGCCGGCGTGGATTCCTGCCACTCCATGCGGGCGCGGTGCGCTGCACGAGCTTCTCGAAACGCGTTAAGCGCCGCCGCTGCCGACTCGTCGGCTCGCGCCTGCATGCCGTCCAGTATGCCGGCCGGGATTGCCTGCCCGCCGCCGAATTGACGCCCGACCGCTACCGGCTGCACGCCGTTCAGCGCGTCGCGGACTGCCTTGATTGCAGATCGAGCATTCCCGTCCGTTGCGCCACGGCTTGCCGTTGCAAGCAAAGTTTCCAGATTGTCGATAACGCCGGCATCGAAAGGCACGTCGAACTGACGCCCGTCAATGCTTGTCTTGCCGACCCGGATGGATTGCAGCTTTTCCAGGATGCCAGGCGGGAGAAACGCACCCTTGCCGGATTCTGCGAGGTTGCGATAGGCGTCGTTGACGAACTGTTCGCGATCCAGCGGGATATACTTTCCAGAGGCGTCGCGCGCCTTTTCATACAGCGCTTTCGCCGCGCCCCACATCGCTTCGTCTTTGGACAGGATCTCTCCCGCAACGGTGTCGCCCGCCGCTAGCGGGTCGGCAGCATAGCGCCCCGCTGCGCCCATCTCGTCAAGGTTGGAAATCAACCGCGCGTTGTTCTTGTTACGCAGATCGGCGAGCGCCTGAAGCTTCTTGTCGGAACTGTTGGCCCCGACCTTCGCCAGGTTACGCTCTTGCGTAATCAAAGACGGGTCAAGCGTCACGTTGCCGCGCGTCGGCGTTGCCCCGACAACGGCATAGTCCGCAAGACGGCGCACCACATCCGGATTCAACTGCTTGCCGGTGTTCATCGCCTGCCGCATTTCTTCCGCAAGTTGCGCGCGGATTTCACCCGGCACCTGCGACAGCTTGACGCCGTTTTCAGACAGCACCGCGCTTAAGACGACATTCACGTCGGTCGTGCTCATCTTGGGCGACAGAAGACGCTTTAGGCCGGACTCGATCGCCGCAGCGGACTTCGAGACGCCAGCCGCCGCGCCTGCGCCACCGAATGCCCCCACAAGAGCTGCGGCGAACTGCGAGGCCGGTCCGCCGCCCGTTTCCTTCACGTACTCGCCTGCCGTTCCTCCGGCAGCAGCCCCCGCCAACTGCTGCCCAGGCGCTTTCGCCATGGCGCCAAGCACGTCGCCCGCGATACCGCCGGACGATTTCGCCAGTTGCCCGGTCGCGCCTCCAAGCCCTGCGACGCCGGCCATGGTCCGCGCGCCGGATTGCCCGACGCGCTCCGATGCCGTTTCCGGTTTCGGCAGGCCAAGCGAATCTGATAGCCAGTCTGCCGTTTTGCCCGCCGGAAGCGCCTGCAGCGAGTCCGGCAATATGGCGTTCATGCCCTGCCGGATCGGTTCTGACAGCATGCCGGCCGTATCGAACGCACCACCAATCCCGGCGCGAGCGGTCAGCCCGACCTGCCGGCCAAGACCGCCGATCACGTCATCAAGCTTGGCGCCAAATCCCTTGGCCGGCTTGGCCGGCGCCTGGTTGTACATCTGTTGCGCCGCCGCCAATACCTGCTCGTTCGTCGCGCCGGCAGGGCCATGAATCTGCAGCGTGGAGCCGTCCGGCGCCTGCACCTCATAGACCGCCATTATTTCCTCACCCCCATCAAGGTAAAGCCGTTTGCGGACGCGCCGGGCTTGGGTCCGGGCGGCGCCGCCTTTGTCGACTGCAGCGCCGGCTCGTCAAACAGCGATTTCCCGCCCTCGCCGGAATACCATGCGTCTTCAGCCCCTTCGTAGGTGCTGTGTTTTCGCCAGTAGTCGTCAAAGAAACGCTGCTGCTTGATCTGCCTGTTGTTCTGCGCGCGAGCCACGGCAATGACAAATCGGTTTGCGTCCGCCGTGTTGCCAAGCTGCGCGACGGTCTGCTGAATGCGCAGCGCGTCCGATTCGGTTTGCGGCCCCTTCTGCGCTAGCTGCTTCTGCAACACGACCTCCATAGATGCCGCCTTGAACGATTGAGCGTCAGAGGCATATCGCTCGGCATCCTTTACGCCGAGAGCCCCGAGCATGCCGGCTGCTGCCGCTTTCGCTTCTGTTCCCCACCCGGTTTCAAATCCGTTGTCCAGTTTGCGCTGCTGAATATCAAGGTGCGCGTTCAGCGTGCGCGAGGCGTTCGCGGAATCGCGCAGCGCGCCGTAAGCGTCGACGTTGAGCTTGCCCTTTGCCTTGTCTTCCTCGCGCTCAAGAACGGGGGCGCCGACATTGACGCTTGACGCCCCCGCGCGAGCTTTGCGCAACTGGAACTCCTGCACGCGCGGGTCAAGAATATCCGGCAGCGCACCGACGCCGGCAACCGGCCCGTCCGTCTCACCCGGGCGCATCCACACCTTCTGTGTGCGCAGCGGGTCTTTCGGGTCGGCGCGCTCCACTAGCTGCGGCTTGCCCGGCACGGAATACGCCGGCTGCAGCGACTCGCCGGCCGTGCGCGGCTTCTGCAACACGCTGTCGCCGGCCACGAGGAATTCCGGCGGCGCGTTCTTGGCCTTCATCTGGTCGAAGAAATACTTGACGGCATCCTGCGGCGACATGCGCGCAGCCTGCGCCATGTCGGGATTCGCCGCTACGAAATCCGCCAGGGCGGCGCGTGTCGCGGCGCGATCTTCCGCCTTCTGCGCCATCTCGGCCTGCGCCTGCTGCATCTGCAGCTCCTGCAGCTTGCCCTGTTGCAGCATCTGTTTCAGGCTCAGCATCTGCTGCGCCTGCGCCATCGGATTGTTCGCCTCGCGGATCATCTGCGAGAGGCGCAGCGGGGCTTGCGTATCAAGCTGTCCGTAAATCGAAGCGTCGAGCGCCATGTCAGGCTCCGTATTGCCGCAGCAGTTGCGACAGCAACTGGCTCTGCTGGTAGTTGTTGATGCCACCCGTTATCGCGTTCGCCGCGCCCATGTAGCCCGACGTGCGGGCATTGGCGCCGGCAATGCGGCTCGCCGCCTGCGCATTGGCGCCGCCGGTCAGCGTGTTGCCGACGTTGGCCGCGTAGTTCGCGCCGGCATTGCCGAGCGTGGTTGCCGCCGTCTGCCCGGTGCCGGCGATGCCCGCCAGGCGGTTGTAAAGGTTCGACTGGTCGGTGTTGTAGCGGTTGTAGGCGTCCTGATAGGTGGTACTCGCCAGCCCTTGCCCGTAGCGCATCAGCTCCTTGAGCGTGCGCCCGCTGTTGTAGCCACCGCGCGCCGCCGCTGCGCGGTTCGCTGCCTGTTCTCCTTCCGCAAGCTGGAACTGATAGCCGGGATCGGCCTCGAAATCGGCGGCCCCGAACTTGCGCGTGAGTGCGCCACCCGGCGCCATTAGCGCAGAGAGTTGCGCCAGCGAATCCTTGCCGGCCGTCAGCCAAGGCATTTGATCGGCACGCGACAGGTCGAATTGCCGCTTCAGTTCCTCCAGCGCCGCCGCCTGCCCGGCTGCCTGCAGTTTTGCCGCGTCGCTCGCCGCGTCCGCCTGCTTGTTGCCGCTCCAGATCGACGTGCCGATGCCGGCAACCGTGCCGCCGAGGTTGAGCCAGTCAGAAAAGTTCATGCCGCCTCCATTGCCTCCGCTGCCGCCGCCCCCTGGACCGGTCGGGGTTGGTTTGATAAGCTCCTTGATTGACTCAAGGAATGATTTCCTTCCCGGATAATTTGGCGGCTGCCATTGGGTTGTGTCAGGTAACGGCGTGTCATAAGCGCCGTCTGGCACGAGGCTGGTTAGCCCGTCGCCGATATCGACCGGCAAATTCTGCATACCGTTGCGGATCGCGTCCGCCATCGTGAATCCGCCTGCTACCGTTGTCGCGCCCTCGATGCCGGCAAGCGAAGCCGGCAGCGTCCAAGAGCCGGCGCCCGCACCGACGGCAGGAATTGCCGTCTGTGCCCACGTTCCGGCAGCGGGCAGCGAGGCCAATCCGGTTGCGCCTTCTGCGGCAAGTGCGCCTGCACCGCCCGCGCCGCCGCCCGCAGCAGCGCCGCCCGCGCCACCGGACGCAGCGCCTGCGCCAAGCCCTGCCATTTGCCCGATACCCATGCCGACTGCGCCGAGGATCAGGGCCGGAACAAGCTTGTCCATGAACGAATCTTTCGGCGGCACCGCCCACTTGTCCATGACGCCGTAATCGGCGAGCAGGCCAGCATTGTCGACCCATTTCGTGGCGCCGAGTATCTCCTGCTCCGCGCCCGGCTTCCATTTTCGCCTGTCGGTGAAGTCGATGGTGTTGTCCAGCGGAACCCACCCCAGATTGTCAAGCAGTCCTTGACCGTTCCACGCGTCGGCGAGTTCGATGCGTGTGGAGCCCTTCAGGGTGTCGGGATCGGCCGGCCCCATCAGGCCCCAGCCTTTCGTTTGCTCGTCCTCGCTGCCCAGGTTGAAGGTCCGCCCATGGGCTCGGTCCATTGCCGGTGTGATACTGCGCTTGTACAGGTCGGGATTGGCGGCGATTGCCGCCTGCACGTTCTTCGGCAGGAATGAGGTATTGATCGCCATGAATGCCCCTAAAACGTGGTTTCGTACCAACCGGAGATAAGCACGTCGCCCGCCGTCGCCGCCCATGTCGGCGGGTAGATGCGCGCCTGCGACTTGTCAATGATTCCGTTGCCGTATGAGAGCGCGCCGGAAGAATTGACCGCTGCACAGATGTTGTCCTGCGCGATCGTCAAAGGCGGCAGGAAGTAGGTGCTTGCCGCCGTACTGGCAACCGTCTTGGCGCCGCCGGTCAGCACTTCGACTGTGAACCAGACGCGGGCGCCGAACTTGAAATAGCGCCCCTTGTATGTCACGTCGCCAACGCCGCCGCCAATCGTCAGGTTGGTGAATGCCGGCGTGAATTCGCCCTCGGAAATCTTGAACTTCGCAAAGAACTGCTGCCATTCCTTACTGTTCAAGTCTGGGTTGCGCAGCGGTGCCGCGTGACGACTCATATCGCCACCCCGTCAAGATAGGCGCCGGTCATCACGACCTTGACCGGATCGGTGATTGACGCCTCGAACACCGTGTCGTGCGAACAGGCAACGCGCCGATAGCGCACACCGCGCCCGCGCTCGCCGATCTTGCCGACCGGCGCCCATCGTTCGACGGGCCAGGTATGCCCGCCGTCCTTGCTGACGCGCAACATCATCTGCGGATCGCTGCCCTGCCCGGTCGTGATGCCGACGCCGGTTTCCATGCCGATGACAAGCTCGTTCGTCTCGACCTCGTTTTCTTCGTTGAACGGAATCCGCCACGAACGCAGCACCTTGCGCGGCTGATCGTCGTAGGCGTATTCGTCAAGCTCGAGCGTGTAGATGCGGCCGTTGTCGCGGTGCCCGACAAGGTTCTTGCCGCCGAAATACGCGTGACACGAAACCGGGTAAGCCGTGTATTCACCATCCGCGAAGCCGCCGCGCTCGTGCCACAGCGAGGTGGCGGCATCGAACACCCAACAGGCGCCGGCAGACGGGAACACCAGCACATAAAAGGCATGGCCTTCCTGCTGGTAGCCGTAGGCGTAGGCGTCCGATACGTCGCCGTACTGCTCGATGGCATAGCTGACGGCATGCGTGCTGATGATTTGCGGCTGATAACCGACGGCGCGCAACACGACGGCGCCGCCGGTCTTGTTCTTCGCCAGCCAGAACACCGAGTTGTCCAGCTTGACGGCCGAATGCACGGCCGCAATGCCGTGCTCGATGTAGCCGCCCTGCACGCGCTCGAACGGGAAGTCAGCGTTGCCGCTGTTGTAAAACACCTCCGTCGAGACTTCGCCGAATATCCACAACTCGCGGTGATCGACCAGCGGAACCAGCGCCTTGTCGGGGTCGCCCTCTGCCGCCGCGAAGTCCAGCGCCGCCCATGCCGTGAAGTCGTTCGACGCCGAAATGCGGAACGTCTGCGTGCCCGGATCGACGACGATTCCGTAGGTGTCCTGATAGGCGATGTGCGTGCAGCCGTTGGGAAAGTCCGGATCGGCAATCGTGGCGAACGTCGACGTGCCGAACGTCCATGTGTAGCCGGCCACGCCATCGACGATGGCAAGCTGCGTGCCGTTGTCCGCCATCGATACCGGGCCGCTGCCGCTGCTCAACGTGCCGACCGCCGTCGCGCCGCCGAATGCAACTGTCACTTGCCACAACTGGTTCCCGGCCACGGCGTAGAACTTCCCATCCGACCCGGCAATCATGCCGCGAATGCCGACGCTCTCGCCGAGGTAGTACAGCCTGCGCAAGCCGGGGCATCCGATCAGCGCGGCCGGTTCCTTGCCGCCTTCCGGTATCTGCTCCGGATAGGCATTGACCAGACGATTCGCGGCGGCATTCGGGCTGCGCGCCACATACGCGCCGCCGAGAAATTGCGTTTTCATGCGTAGTAGTTGCGCAGCAGGTCAGCCAGGGTCATGGCAAAGCTGGATTGCGGGGACGCCAGCCCTTGCCCGGCCTGGACGCGCGGGCCTTGCGCGCTCACCATGCCAAGCCCCGGAGCCTGTTGTTGCGCGCCGCCGATGAGTGGCATCGTTTGCGCACGAGATCCAATTCCTTCCGGGATTTGATACGGCAGCGCCTGATTGTTTGTATTTGTTTTCGGAGCCTGCCCCGTTGCGACCAGCTCTTCCCATCGGGTCGGTGTCCCTTGGGTTGCCCACGCTGGCAACGTCGGCATTGGGCTAAGTGGGTTTGCGTCATAAGAGTTTTGACCGCCGCCTGCCGGAATTCCGGTTGCGGGGGGTACGTACTGGTTCGCCCAAACCTGATACGGTTTCGCAACGCCGGTAAACGTGCCTCCGCCAAGCGCGCCACCAACGAGAGAGGACAAGGATCGCCCCTTATAAGGCGCGGTGAATGCGTCCTTGCTATTCACCAACTGCCCGGCCGGGTTGTAGATGCCGCCCGGTCCGGCCTGATAGCCCGGCATGAAAGAGCCGTCGTCATTCAGCCCCGCTGCCTTGCGGCGTGCCGACTCCGAATAGCCGCCTCCGAATCCGTATATTCCCGTCATCATTCACCCCTCGTAATGTCGTAGTAGGCACGCGCGCCCAAGTGCCCGATTTCCATGCACGCCACCGGGCGCGGCGAGTTGATGCGCTTGAGCGCACGCAGACTGTCGTCGGCAATCTTGAATACCGTCGCCGTGGCTTCCTTGCCGAACTCCGGCGCCAGCATGACGGCGAGATTGAAGGCAATCGCCTGCTCGTAACCGGCCGGCAAGCGCACCTCGTCAGCGACGTTGCTGTAGTTGTCGAACGGCTGCCGCAGGTCCAGCGTCAGCGTGCCGGAGGCCGGGACCGGATTCAGGGAGACGCGGCCATACGGCGATCCGCGCTCGAAATAGGCGACGCTCGGCAGACTGCCGGCGAGATCCTTCACCGCAATCGCCGCCCATTGCGGCTGCTCGATCACCTCGACGCTGTATTCGGTGCCGCCGGTCGTGTAGCGGGCGCCATCGACCTTGACCGGCGTGACGGTATCGAAGGTCTGCGCCGGGCCGATGCTGTAGGAAGCCGCGCCGGTCAGTGTGAAATCGTGCGCCTTGATGGCGTAGATCGTCAGCCTGTCGTTGCGCCACGAATCCAGCATGGCGTTAAGCGCCTCGACGGAATCGCTGTACTCCTGCGCGCTCGGCGTCTCGCCCTCGCCGATCACGCGGATCAGGCGCAGCGCGCGGCGGATGAGGTTTCCGACCGTTACGGTGCGGCCGGTGCCGGAGAGAATGATCGTCATGACAGCAACACCGAACGCCAGGCGCCGTTGTAGATGTAAAAGCGGTTGTTCGTGGTGTCGTAGTGGAAGGCGACACGCCCGGTCTTGGCCGTCGGAACGCCAGACGGCGCACCGGCCGATGTCGTCATGTAGATAAAGCCGCTGGTTGCATTGGTGGCGAGTGCCGCCGTGCCCGGCGCAATACTGCCGTTCACGTCGATTTCCAGCCGCTGCAAGTCGCTGGTGAAGAATTGCGCCGGGAGATGTGTTCCGGTTCCCTTCTTGCTGCTGACAAACGCTACCTTCGTGGTGTCGATTGCCACCTGACCGTAGCCGGCGTTATCCGGGTCGGAGCCGTTATGCACCGAGAATCCGGACTGGTTGCCCGTGCCGTTCGGGATGATCGGGACATTGGTAATGCCGTTCGCAGTCGTCGTCTGAATACAGTGACGGTCGATCAATGCGGCTGCGGTGAAGTTGCCCTTGATCCTGCCGCCCGTGCCGGTGAGCGTGAGCCCCGTTCCGGACAGCCCGCCGCTCGACGTGTCGTCAAGCAGCAGGTCAAGAATCGTTACAGTTGCATAGCCCGCCTTGACGATCGAAATATCGTAGCGCCCGTCGTCTGCGTAAAACTCGAACAGGCCGTTTGAATCGGTCGTTACCGGGTTCGTCGTAATCGTCGATCCGTTGTCTTCATACAGGGTGGCAAGAACCGATGTCCCGGCCTCATAGACGAAGACGGAAGCGCTTTGTATTGCGCGCCCTTCCTTGTCCGCTGCGGTGTTGAAATATTTCTGCATCGCTGCCCCTGCGAGTGAAAAGAAATGGGGCGGATTTCTCCGCCCCGAAATGCCTACTGCTTAGCCGTCGTTGTGCACGCGATAGGCCAACTGCGGACGAACCGCTTTGTAGCCGTACAGCACGTCAAGACGGCAGGGGAAAGAACGGTCCGAGATGCTGAAGTCGCGGACAAGCGAGACGCTGATGCCATCAACCACTTCACGGCGCGCCCAATCGGTGCCGTCCGGAAGCGGCAAGTCAGCCGTGACAAATGCGAACGCGCTCTTGTGGAACGCGAGCGATTGGCTCAGGGTTTCGCTTGCGCCCGCGCCGACCTTGGTGATCGCCGCATTGTCTGCAGGCGACCCGGACACGTTCTGCTTCGCCCCGGAGGTAACGATCGCCGGAGAGATGGCAAGCGAGGTCGCAGACGCGCCGCTGTTTGCAGTAACCACGAACTGCTGCAGGTCGGAGGTTGTCGCCTTCGTCTCGGGATGCACGCGGAACACGCCGGCAATGGTAATCACATCGCCCTTGAGAAACGTGGTTGTGCCGGTATCGACAACCAGCGTGGAGCCGGTCTGCGATGCGCCATTGACGAGATAGCCGGTGACCTTCGCGGCGGTACCCGTGGTGTGCGGAACGAGCAGCGTGTTCTCGTACATGGTGAAGCCGGAGGTGCGGCCGATGATCCCCTCGCGGTACTGCTGCTTGATGTTGTCGCCGTCGTGGAACAGCCCCTTCGTGTCCTTGCGGAACTTGTTGCAGTGGTCCGGCGTCATGGTCATGAACCGATCACTTTGCGGAGCAAGCATTTTCGTCAGGCCCGTCGTTGCGTCGGAAACGCTGTTGAAACCGAACGCAACGGTATCGCCATCCGCCAGGTTGTAAACGTCCTGATACATGCTCAACGCGTCCGCTTCGATGGCCGAGGCAAGAACGGACATTGCCGGCTCGATGATCCGCGAAGAAAAATCGTCCAGCGAAAGCGCGAGTTCGGACGACGTGAAAGACATGTCAACGCCCTTCACGGTCGAAACCGTCAAATCGACGCTGCTTTCGCTGGTGTCCTGCGCGGACATGGTAAGGCCCGTGCGAACCGTGTACTCGTTCGGCATGCGGATTTTCAGGGTGGGGCCGAACTTGCCCTTTACCGTTGCGCCGCCGTTCTTGTACGAGTCGTCATATTGACGGTCGCACGCGCCGACGAAATTGAGTTTCTGATGCAGGATGCGCGCAGATTCGCGGGTCACTGCGGTCGGAGTGAGGAGAGTGTTTGCCATGATTAACGATTCCTAACTTGTGCCGCCCTCATTGCCAGCCATTCGTCGGTACTCATCCGGTCCGGGTCTTTCGACGCCGAGCCTTTGCCGCCAACGGGCTCGACAGGCTTGGGGGCAGCGGAAACAGGTTTCTTGACCGGCTCGGCTTCGAGCTTTGCCTCGATGCGTCCGAGCGCACGGATTGCGGCAGTGGGAGACATGCGCGTGATCGCCTGCGCTTCCTCGCTGTGTTGCGCGAGGTAGTAGGCGAGGCGCGGTCCGATGTCGGACTCGAAAATCGCGTGTGTCATGGCGGGCGTGGGGATGAAATCCCCGCTCTCGATGACCTCCTCGAAGTCCGGCGTGCTCGACTGGAATTCGCGCAGACGCGTGGAAAACCGCTCCTGCATCTGCTGCTGCATCTGGGCCTGCTGACGTTGCGTCAGGTGCCCGTTGACGGCATCGGCGGCGTTTCGCGTGGCGCGATCCGTCACCCAAGTGTCGCGGGCTTCCAAATACCTGTCGAAGCTGTCGAACTGCTCGAGCTTCGGCGGTCCGTCGTCTCGCGCCTGCTGCTGTTGTGGCGCCTGCTGTTGCCGCAGATACGCAAGTTCGCGTTCTGCTGCCTCAGCCCGCGCCCGCTCGCGGTACTTCTCAGCGGTCAGGCGATTGATGCGACGTTCTGCCGGATCGACTTTCGGCTTGCTGTCTTCCTGCTGCTCTGCGGGGGCCGGGTCCGCGTGTTGCTCTTCGGCGGTCTGCGCGTTTTCGGGCAATACATCGCCCTCGGGCTGCGCGCCCGATACGTCTTCGGTCATGGAATCACTCCAAGGGGGACCGGCTATGCGCTAGCCGTGGGCGTAAAAAAAAGCCGCGCTAGGCGGCTTTGGTTAGGCGGATGGTTCGTCGTCTAGAACACGTTGGCAGGCGTATCGACCTGAACCCAGTTCGTGCCGTTGCACGTCACGGCGCGGTTCTGCGCCACCGTGCCGCGCCCGGCCCCTGTGTTGTAGGCAAGCCCCCCGGCACTCTTGATGATGCCGGTCGCGCCGATGTCTACCGGCAGCGTCAGCGACTTCGGGACCGCTTGCCCAGGTGCCACGCACGTAATGGCCGATGCGCCCGTGAATGTGCAGGCGCGTTCGTGGACTTCGACCGTGATGGCGTTGGTATTGGGCCGCACCACGCCGTTTGTGATCGTGTCGAACTCGCTCGAATCGAGAATGACCGTACAAGGCCCGCGCGCATCGATACCAGTCGTAACCGACTTGAGGCGCGTTCCGTTGATGATCGAGATCCTCGGCGCCACCGCTGCATTGTTCTGAATCATGAGCTGCGACAGGTTCTCGAAGTCGCACCCGTCGAAAATGATGTTGCGCACGCCGTTCGTGCCGACCGTCAAAAATCGCGCCTGCGAACTGCGCCCGCGCATCGAGCAGTTGCGAAACACAACGGTATTCACGACGCCGTTCAGGTTGAACATATAAGCGGCCGTCGATGCCGAGGGCCACAGCGCCTCATCGAACTCGACGCCCTCGACAATGAGCAGGCGGATGGTCGAGGTCGATTCCTGCCGGAACAATTGCGTTACGTCATCGTCGGGCAGGAAAACGACCCGGCGCAGCATCAGCACATCGACGTTCGCGGACACCGAGAAACAGTAATTCGTCGCCAGCGGCGCGAGGCGAATGTCCTCGACCGTGACCTTTTTGATCTTGCCGGATGAGAATCCGGTACCGTATTTGATTGCCATGCCGGCGCGCGTTCGGCTGTTGACGCTGCCGCCAGAGACAAGGATGTTGTCCAGCTCGTTGTCTGGGTCGCCATAAACCACGATGCCGCCCGACGAAGTGCCCGACGATCCGTAGGTATCGACATCGCGGACCGCACAGTTCCTCACCGGCCCCCACGCCGGCATGTAGGCAATAAATGCGGCCGGCTCTTTTCCCTGAAATGACATGCAGTCATCGGTTGAAATCCCCGACACCAGCATCGATACATCCGACGACGGGCCATAGATCTTCAGGATGTCGGCCACGCCATCCGACCCGACCGATCCACGAACGTTGAGTGCGCCGCACACCAGCAGGCCGTATTTGTAGCCGTTGCGCACGCGAATTTTGATCTCCGAGTCAGCCACGAATGCCGCAGACATGCAGTGACGATCCGTCGATGCCGGTGCGCTTGGGTTGTTGGCGTAGTCGTAATCAAGGTTCGCTACAACGCTGGTATTGCGCACGCACCGCTTTGCGGTAATAGTGCCGGTCGGTCCGGCCGTGACGAACTCGCGCAGACCAATCACCAACGTATTGGCATCGGCAACACTCATGACGCGGTACACATCATTCCAGTCGGGCTCGTTGGCCCCCTGCAGCACCAGCGCATCGCCTGCCGAGCGGCCGTGTGCGGTCCATGTGACCGTGGCCTGATTGCCAGCCGTCCAATCCACTGAAACGGTCGCCCAAGACTCTGCCTCCGGCCGGTATGCAATGAGTTTTTTGTTGGTGCCTGGCGCGAGTTTCAGCCAGGTTTTCGGACCTGTTACGAGTCTGCAGCCGTCGTCAATCCATAGTGTATCGTTGATGTAGAACGTGCCTGGGGTCAGAATTTCGACGAGCCCTCCGCCTCGGAGCGCCCCGGACAGAATCGCGGTGTTTTCCGAAATCTTCTCTGCCGAACTTGATGCGGAGACTTTTATCTGCCCCTCTATAGAAACGTCATCGTCATCGGCAGCAAACAGCCCCGTTGCCATCAAACTATTCGCGCGTGTCGCCGATACGTCTGACACCTGTTCCGGCTGCCAGAGCGCATTGACGCCCGTCACCGGGTATTCCTGATAGCTCGCCGGATTCGTGCCGCTGCCGATGTACCTGATCTTCATACCAGCTCCGCAATCAAAGCGACGACCGCCGCCTCATCCTGTTGGACCGATTCCCAGACCAGCCGGGAAAGCTCTTCCTGTTGCGCTGCCGCGATGGCTGCGCGGATCGCCTCGTTTGCCGCCACGATGGCGGCGGCGTCGATCTCCACGCGCGACAGACTCGGCACTGCGCGCGGCTTGGCTGCGGCCGGAACCGATGACGACACGGGCGCCGATTCTGCAACTGCAGCCGGCGCCTCCTCTGCCGGCAGGATGCCGAGCCGCACGCGCTCGGCGTGGATCTGCTCGGCGCTCGGCGTGTAGTCGCGCGGCTTGCGGTTGCTGGGCTGGCCCCATCCGCCGGAAAACGATGGCGCGTCAGGCGCAACCGGGACCGTTGAAAAGAACTCGGCGCCGAAGAATCCGCCGCCGAAGAACGATGTCATCGCATTACGGCGCCACGTAGTACCCGGCCGTAATGCGCCAGATCACGTTGGTTGTCGCCGGGCAGACGACCGTCGTTGCCGTGTTCTGCGCAACAGCCATCAGCGGGTAGTTCCAATCTTCCTGAATGACCGGCGGCAGGCTGGCTCCCTGCAACGCCGCGTCAGCGGGCGCCGTGAATGCCAGCGTGCCGGGCATGTTGGTTGTCGTGATCGCGACCGGCGTTGCCGATGCCACAAGCGCGGCCGTGGGGAACCGCACTATCCGCAGGTAGGTGAGGTAGTGCCGAAGCCCCGCGCCCGGCGCGGCAATCGTCAGGGTTGTTGCCGTGCCAGCCGTGCCGATCGTGGTTGCGAAGGCGCTCGTAATGCCGCCGTTGCGCGCGAAGTCGTCGAATAGCGCATTGCTGGCGACAAGCGTTGCCGTTGAGCCGCCCGACGTGTAAGCCGTGACCCGCGCCCGCACGCGCTCGAAACCGGCGCAGGAGGCCATCCAGATGCCGGAGGCCGTGCCCGCGACCGATGCCACGTAGATGCCGCCCGTCTGCGGCCGAACCGGGATAGGGGTCCAGTTCGTGCCGTCAACGGTTCCCGCGACCTCAACGGTGTGCGAGAACGTGCCGCGCAGATCCAGAGCAACGGTAGAACAGCCGTCGCAGTCGGCGATAATTTCCGCATTCACTGCGCCGAGCGTGCCGCTTGCCTTCTGGTTCTCGCGGGGATGCAGCGTGCCCGCTTCAAGGTCTTTCGATAGTTTCGCCATTACGCTGTCGCCAGGTAGTTGAGGCGGATCACGCCTGCGGTCATTGCCGCGAATGACATAGCCACCGCAATTTGATTGGTGCCGGCCGTCGCCTCCATGGCGGACACGTCCAGCATCTCGGCGCTGTTTTCGTCGCTGTCGGCATGCGCGCCGACCGACAGCAGGACGCGATGCGCGGCGGTCACGCCGGTTGCCGAGACGGTCTCCTGCCACTCCATGCGGCCGGGCTGCGGCACGGTCACGGCGACGGCACCGGAGAGCAACGCGGATTCCTGCAGGTATTGCGGATGCGGATCTGCTGCGGCTTCGTGCGCAGACACCAAGGCAGCAGCGGTGCCGGCTGCGTCATACGTTGCGCCGTGGTCATGGCCGGACTCTGCGGCACCAATTTCGGCCGGCGTTGGGAGCGTGTGTTGCTCTTGCCATGCGGCAGCGCCGGCCGGGCTGAACGTGCCATCAGGCGGGGTCGGGTGAGTGATAGGCATTACGCCACGCCCTCCATAGACTCAACAGCAGACCCCTGATACACACCGCCGCTAGGCGTCTGGATCACGACGTCCCTGCGCTTGGGCGCAGCCAAAACGGACAGCGTTTCCGTAATGGCCTGCAGCGCCGCCATGACGGGGGCCATCTGTTCCATGCTTGCGGGCTGCGGTTGCGGCGCATCTTGTGCGACGGTCTCCGGTTGCGGAGGCGCCACGACCTGATGGACAAGCGCCTCAATGCGGTTGATCTGCTCGGCGGCTGAGTTGATGACGGCCTCTTGCTCGCGGATGTCCAACTCGCGGTTCTTCAGCCGCATCTCTTCGGCCTTGAGCGCGCCGGACTGTTCCAGTTCCGCACCTTTCAGCTCGGCATCGGCCATCTTGTTCTGCAGTTGCGCCTTCAGCGCCTCGTTTTCCTGCATCGCCCGTTGGTTCTGCGCCTGCATCTGTTGCAGCGCCTGCATGAGTTGCTGCATTTGCATTTGCGCCTGTTGCTGCACCATCTGCACGGCCTGCTGGACGCGCTGATCGTCGCCTTCGGCCTCGCTGGCTTGCAGGATCTGCGGCGGCACGGCAGCCTTGAGGCGCTTCGCCAGGTCGTCCGCCATCGGCCAATCCATGGCCTTGACCATCAAGTCGCCGGCAATCTGCATCAGCGGTGCGTTGCCGCGCATCATTTCCATCATGGAGGCGGCAGCCTCTTGGCGCTTGCTGTTGTAGCTCGGGCCAACGGCAACGGTTACGCCGTACTTGCCGACGTTCGGATTGAATACGCGCGTGATGTTTCCGGCGTCGTCCGGCACCTTGGCGAGCGCGGCCGGCAATTGCGGGTTCAGCACGGCCTGCTTCTGCGTGTCGTCCTCGCCGATGATCTGCATCACGCGGCGCGTGTCATAGACCTTGGGAATCCAAGAGACGATGATGTTGCCGGCATGGCGCACAGACCGTGACAGGTTGTCCACGAAATGGAACGTCGCGGTGTCGCCTTCCTGCTGTTCGGCAAGCAGGGCGCGGCCGGACTTCTGCACGTCGTTCTTGCCGATCGATGCCGAGTACATGCCGAGCGCGGCCTGGATGTCGTGCTCGGCGATCTGCATGTCGGTGAGCCAGCCCGTCGGCGGCGTGACGGGCGACTGACGCTGCGGAGGCGGGGCGCCGTCCACGTTGCGGTAGCGCAGCCGCGAGTAGTTGCGGACGTTGGCGTCTTCCCACTCGGGGAACTCTTCGGTCTGATCAACTTCGACGATGTACGGCGATTTCGGCGCCAGCGCAACAGTCTCGATGTACGCGGTACGCGCGTAGTTGTAGGCGCGCTGCGGGTCCATGACCTTGTCAACGATGCCGGACAGGATGCGCTTGCCGTCGACGTAGTCCTCGTTGCCGATGACCGGGATGACGGGGATGTAGTCGCCGGGGATGGTAGTCTGGTCGAGCACTTCGGCGCAGGTCATCTTTGCCCATTCGACCGTGCGCCGCTTGCGGGATCGCGTTCCCATCGGCTGCGGGCGCCCGTCAACGCCTTCCCACAGTTTCCAGTATTCGTCTTCGGTCAGCGCGGTGCCGTCGTCGAAGTAGAGTTCGTTCTTTTTGGCCTCGATGACGCGGTAATACTCGGCGATGCGTACGAATTCCTGCGTCACCCAATGCTGCGACCCCCTGTGATCGCGTTCCCACGAGACCAGATCGGCTTTCGGGTAGCGCGCCTCGAATTTCTTGCGCGGCATCTCGTCCGTGACGAACAGCCGCATGATGTCGCTGCCGTCCGGCTCCTGCCATCCGACCTCCGGGTAGACGCTGAACACGTTGGGAATCCGGGCAACGCGGATGTCCTGCTCGTTGCGTTCCTCGTCGATGACTTCGGTCAGCAGGCGAAACCATCCGATACCGGCCGTTACCGCCGACTCCAGCGCCCAGTCGTAGGCGATGTCGGCGCGCGAACTGCGTTCGATGTAGCGCACCACGTCCGACAGGATCTCGGCAACCTCGCCGTCCGCGCTCTCGCCGGCCGGGATGACCTTGATGCTCGGCTTGTTCTGGCGGGCGTCATTGACGATCTGCTTGCGGTACTGCCCGACCTTGTCAAAGGTCAGGCACGGACGGGCGCCGAACGGATCGGCTTCGCGGGCGCGGCGGATGGCCTCGTCCCATTGCGCGCCGGCAGCGAACTCCTGAGCGCGCTTGTAGCGCTCGCGGTCGCTGCTCTCTGCGTCAACGATGTCCGCGAATACCTCGCGGGCCTCGTCCAGCAGTTTGTCGTCTGCGGACGCCATTACGCCATCCAGCCGGTTGCGCCGATGGGACGGGCGCGCACGACGGGCTTCTTCTCTTCGGAAACCGCCTTGCGAATCATCCCAGGGAATAGTTCTGCGAGCGTCCAGATGAGTGCGTCAGCCCGGTTGGGCGAGCCTTGGCCCATGTATCCGTATGTACTCATCGCTGTTAGCTCGTCCTCAAGTTCATGGAAGTCGCCGACATGGCGCACTTTCCCCTGTTCGTACAGGGATGAAAATGGCTCGGCGCGTACACATTTGCCCCGGCTTGCCGTGACCTTGCTAAATGCTGTTCTAGGGCGCGCGGTCTGTATGACGTGCGCAACCATTGCGCCGCCGAAATTTGTCTCCCCGACAACCCTGTCGGCGTCATGGCGCTCGTAGGCGCCCGTGGCAACGCGCCCCCAGGTTGCCGGCCCCGCTTTGACCGTGCAGTCCTCCAGCACGTATGCGTTTCCGTCCGTTCCAAGCGCGGTGACGACAATCCCGATAGCATCGTTGTCTGCGTTGTCCACGTCATCCGATCCGGACGGATCAACACCGACGACGACGCGCACAAAGTCAGGAAGCCTCCCGTCCAAGACCCGATAGCGATCTATATCCTCTTCGCTGAACAACTGATTCGGCGTTGCATCGGCGAACTCGCCATCAAGGAATCGCTTGCGCATCCTTGATGACATGGATTTGAGCGTGTCCAGATAGCCTTCGGACAAATTCTGTGCATTGTCTTGCGGGTTTATCTGGAAACAGGCGTAGTCATCCGGCCTTGCAATCGGATCGCGCGTCTCAGGGTCGCGCTTCTCGACAAACAGCCGATACGACCAATGCGCCTTACTCGGCGGGTTGCAGTCGTAAAGCATCCGCGTTTTCAGCGGACGCACCTCGCGGTTTTTGATGTCCTGCTCAACGCGTTGCGCAAGGCGCGTCACGGCGATTTCACGCGAGCCAAAGGGGATCTGGCTGCATTCGTTTAGGTAGATCGTTGCGTGCTCTTGACCGAGAATCTTTTCGGTTCGCTCCTTGTCGTCAAGACCGCCAAACCAGATTTGCGACTGGTTCCCAAACTCGACATACCAATCGGTTTTGTTCAACGAGTACGTGACACCAGGAAAACAAATATTCATCACCTTCGGGAAGGTGTCCAGAATGACTGACGCCTTCAGGTGATTGAAGCGGAACCGCAGAATTGCGTGTCGTGACTTCGGCGCCTTCAGCGCACGCATGACAACGGCGCGAACCAACAAAAACGTCTTTCCGCTTCTGGACCCGCCAAACAGCATGACGTGCGTCGCCGCGCCGGACAGGACGGCCATTGCCGCCTCCTGTCTGGGAGTAAGCTTGCCGGCCGTCAAAGGTTTTCGTCGTGCGCCGTGGCAATCACAGAAACATTGCCGGAATGCTCGATCTCTTGCTTATCCCCGTACTTCTTCGGCTTGAGCTTTGCGGCAATCCACTTTCTGGCATCAACCTGGAGCCGGCGATGCTCGATCATGTCGCCTTCAGTGGTTTCGACCTCGCCTTTTTCGTTGGTCTTGGTCTTGACGCCGACAACCGGGGTGTTTGCGATGTCAAGTATCTCGTCCGCCAGCGTGTCAGCTTGATCTTCCCTCGCGCGCGTGTAGTTGTCGCGGAACTCTTCATGCGCCTGAATCCACCGATAAACCGTCGATACGCTCGGCATGTCATCAGCCTTGCACATCCGGACAAGCGACTCACCCGATGCGAGTCGGGCGCATATCTCAATCGCCATATCTTCGGTGTAGTCGGACGGCCTGCCCATTTACCTCTGCTCCTCAGTGATTGCGGCTCACAGCGCCAGAAAAGCAAAAACCCGCCGGAGCGGGTTTGCGTTTGTTACGGGCGTGGCTCGCCCCTTGGGTGCGTGTTTTAAGGAATTTCTTTGGAAATTGCAAGCACTATTTGCACGCTTTCCAGTTGGACCGATTTGTTGCGTCCTTGTGGTCTTCCCATGCCGACCGCTCCATCATTGCGCGCCGATAATTTCTCCGCGTTTTCTTTACTTCGCTTTTCAGCGCCGCGTCGCCAAGAGTAGGGCCAACCATCTTTTGCTTGCCAAACCAAACAACCAGCTTCGCACGCCGCTCGGCGTCATCCTCCTTGGTGTTCCAGAACAAATCCTGCGCCTTTAAAAAATGGCCGCACACAAATCGCCTGCACGCTTCGTACCACATACCCTTGTGCGCCGGGGTGCGCTTCAGTTCCTTGAACACCTCAAAGGAGCACCCCTCTTGTTCAATAAACTGCGCCACAACCACCCGCATGGGCGCGTATCCGTTTTTAAACCAAGAATCTATAACGAACTGGTCCCACGCGCGTTGCAAAGGAATCACTCCATCCCCCTTTTCCGCATTTCCCCCATGAAAGCCTCTTGCGCCGCCGGCAACGCCAGATCCAGCGGCACGCGGAACCGGAACACAGCCTGCAGATACACGTGGCACAGAACGGCCCTGTGGATCGGCGTCAGGCTGTCGATTGCCGCATCGGCAGCGCGCACGGCGTAGCCGTCCACGGACTCGGCGAGATCGTCCCAGCACGATATCCCGCCGCTGCTGAAGCCCGCCGAATGGCTCGGGTAGTCGATCCGGCTGCTGTGCGAGCGCATCCAGTCGCGCCACAGCGTCAGGTAGTAGTCGGCACGACTGCTGTCGATCTGGCGTTCCGCCGCGCTCATTCGCCCTCGCTTCCCAGAAAGTCTGTTGGCGCATGCGCTGAAAACCAACGCTCACAACACGCTGCAAGCACCTTGGTATCAAACACGCCAGCAAGCAGCGAATCGATGCCGCAGTGCGGGCAAAGCGCCGTTATGTCCCCGTTTGGCTCTGTGTGATATGTCCGAATGTGCGTCGCGCCGAACGCGCGGACACAGAAGTAACAACCGGCACCAGACGCCGTGCCAATCTGCGACCAGTTCCCGCGCGACAGACGGGGTGCATCCTCGACAACGTCGCCCTCGCTTCCCATGAAATCAAACGGCCCCGGCTCCCTGTACCCGCGCGGAATGTGCCAGGCACAGCCGCGAACATCCACGCAGGCCGGCGCCTCCATCCACGCTTGCATTGGATGACTCGACGGCTCACGCCTGCGGCAGTGGTCGCACCAGACGGCATCGGCGCCGGGGCAGCGGGCAATGTCGGCGGATAGCTCAGAATCCATGCCTCACCTCGCTAAAAAATATTTTCACAAACCGCTTGACACTACGCGGATTCCGTGTATCATTAGAACTGTGGATACACCACAACCGCGCCTCGGGATCTAGGGGCATAAGGAAAGAAAATGGCACGCTTTTACGCAGTCACTTGGCAAGACGGCAACTTCGAGAGCAGCGCATCTGTCCTGTCGTTCGATTCTAAAAAGGCCCGCGCCGCGTTCCCCTCACAATGCAGCCAGCGCGTTGAGTCCATCAACAGCAAGAAAATGGCCTCGTTGCTGCGCAGCGGGTATCCACACCGCCTGGTACTCTGGGATGAATCCGACCCGCACAACTTTCGCATTGCCTAACCACCCCAACCGCTCGCGGGCCGCTTCTGCGGCTCGCAATCCGACGCCGGACGAAATCGTCGGCGAGCGTTTTAACGCCCGCCTGACGCAGACGGAGGCCGCACGCCTCATCCACTCCACGCTGCGGACGTGGCAAGATTGGGAGGCGGGCAAGGCGCGCATGCACCCGGGCTTGTGGGAGCTGTTCATCCTCAAAACCCGTGCCTGACCTCGACAAGGACGGGGCTGCCGCTCACCACCGGCAGCAGCTCCCCGTCCTTGCTGATCTCCATCGTCTTGACCGCGACACTAGTCCAGCCGCGTGACAAGCCGATGCCGTAGACAGGCGTCAGTTTCCACTTGCGGCCGTTGCTCACCTTCAACATTTGCGCGTCACCCCACTTGAGATAGGTGTCGTCAATCGCCGGGCGCCAAGCCGTGACGCGGACATCGTTGCTCACGCCGTAGTAGCCGATCCCGACTTCGCCCTGCAGGAACCAGCCCTTGCCGATGTGCCACTCCGGCAGCACGGAGGCGTACAGCCCGTAGCCGTCGCCGCGCGTGCGGAATTTGCTCGCCGGCCAGCCGACGTCGTTTCCCCGGCGGTACTCGTCATAGGCGCGATCGCTGCTCAGGCACTTGCACACACTGCCGTATCGGCCGAGGTACTGCGCACCGGCCCTCCAGCGCCAGCCGAACACGTCGCCGGTCAAGCCGATCGACAGATTTGCGGCCCGGTCCTTGATGCTGTACGGACCGTAGTCCTGTTGGTGCCAGACGCCGTCGCCGTGGTGGCCGTACAGGGTCAGGCCGGTTCCCAGCTCGATCTTGGTGTCGGCGCGGGCGGGAATCGCAGACGACAGCAGGAGGCCGACCGCCACGCCGAGCGCGAGTCCGCGCACGAAATCCGTAATTTGTTTCATTCCGCAATCTCCATCACCGACACATAAACCGCCCCACCCGGAACCGGATCGACCCGTTCCGCGTACAGGCTCCAGATTTGCGCGTCATCGGCGTAACAGATGCCCTTGAGCGCATCGATTGTCACTTTCAGGGCGTTGTCCAAATCGACACACCTTGTAACCGCTTTAGAGGCCCGCTGCGGCTTTTTTGGTGCAAGGCTGATACCTACCCTCACCCTGCCCATAAAAACGCCACCAAGGCCCGATTCCGTGGCTGCAATGGCAGCCGCCCGCTTGTACTCGACGGCTTCCTTGCTGACCACCTGCCGACCGCCGAAAGTGCGCCAGTAGCGATTGGCCGACACCGGGTAAGGCAGGACCAGATTCATTGGTTGCCCTCATCCATCCACCTAAGCGGGTCCGGCTCGACCTGCACCCCCGCCTCAGCCATCAACTTCCGCGCGTAGCTGACGCCGAACATCTCGCCGTAGTACCGCACCGCCTGCGCCAGCGCCGACGGATCGCCGCCAGCGATGTCCCGCAGGTAGCGGACGCGGTGCGGGTGGTGCGGGTCAGTCATGACGGGGTGTTACAAGCGGCAATGTTTCAAAAAGGCTGTTCGCTATACCCCACTCTTCCGCAAAATCCGGGTCGATCGCTGTTTCGTTCAAAAACACAGACAACGCTTCATTCACGGCGTCAAGCTCTTTTTGCGTTTCGATCGTTATCACCACCGGCTGAAACACCTCGTCCTTGACTTCGACTTTCATTGCCCGCCTCCATCGCTTCCAGTCGTTCGATTGCCTTCTCCGTCGTCCAGCCGGCCGGCACGGCCCAGCCCATCTCCTGCGCCTTCTTCGCTACGCCTTCCGGCGTGCGCCGCCAGCTCGTGTCCTTGCGCTTGCGCGGCGGCGCCAGGATCGACGGCAAAATGGCGTCGAGCAGGCCGGCATTGACGGGCGTCGGGTCGGCATCGCGTTCGCGCCGTGCCACGGCCTGCCCGTAGGCCAGCAGGATCTGGGCGTCGGTGATGCCCTGCTCTGCCCACTTGAGCAGCAGCGGGTCGGATGGCTGGATGCGCGCCGGCTTGTTGCGCTTGCGCTCTTCTCCGATCACGAGCACGGCGAGTTGCGTCGCGCGCTTGGCAACCGCTGCTTGGCGGTCTGCGTCGTGCTCGCTGGCGGCAGGGGTTTGGGGTTGAACTTTTTCTGCAAGAAAAGCGGCGGCGGCGGGCATGGTTGCGGCCACCTTCGGTTCCGGCTGCTTCGGCGGCTCGCGCGTCGACGTCGACGTGTTTTCTTCAACCCCAACCCCAACCCCAACCCCAACCCCTCGCGCTAGGCTTGCGGCAGGTCTGCCGGAGTCCTGCGGTATATCTGCCGCAGGTTTTTCCGTAACGTCTTGTAATTCCTCAAGACTGGTCGGACGGTCGGTCTCGTCGAACGGGCTTTTCGGGCATTTGCGCGACCAGTACCGGCGGCTATTCTTGAACCGGGGTATGTGCCAGTAGCGCCTGTGGATAACTCTGTGGATATCTTGTGGATAATGTGTTTCTTCAAGCCCGTATCCGCGTATGAGATCGGCATCAACGAGGTGTCCAAGCAGGGTTTGCAAGTCCTCGTCTTTCTTCACGTCAACGAAGTTCCGCGCCGCCCGAAACAGCCGCCGCGAGTCCTCCAGGTTGCCGTAGTCGTCGGCAACGGTCAGCAGATAGACGAACAGCAGCCGCGCGTCAGTTGATGGAAGATCCAGCCAGCGGTCGGACTCGAACAGGTCGGCACGGAGAAGGCGGTCAGGCATCGAACACCCCCAACAAATCCATTTGTTTTCCCACCTCCGGCACGCATGCCGGAGAGCACCACACCGTCTCGCTCGCCGCGTTGGCGACCGCCTCTTCGCTCAGCGCGTAGCCCTTGCGCGCCGTCCACTTGCGCGCCGTGTAGCCATGCGCGAGCAGCGCGTCATGCTCGCCGGCATGCCCGCACACCACGATGCGCAACAGCGGATTGGCGGCATTCGCAGCCGCCCATGCCTGCACGTCGCGCGCCAGATCGCCGCCCACGCCGCCCGCGCTGTAGTCCATCTCGCCCTTCGTGTAAGGCGGATCGAGGAACACGCCCGTCATGCCGTGCCGTACCGTGACCGAATCCGTGACCACGCGCGACCAATCGCCGCACGCCACGCGCACCTCGCGCAGCCGGCCATGCAGGCGGGCGAACCAGTCGAAGATGAAGGCGCGCCGACCGCCCTGCCCTGCGTCGCCGAGGTGCGGGAGCTTCCGGTTGACGCCCTGCCCTGCGTCGCCGAGGTGCGGGAGCTGCCGGTTGATGCCCCGCCCTGCGTCGCCGAGGTGCGGGAGCTTCCGGGAATCGACCAGCGTCTCACCGTCATGCACCCACGGGCCGTCGCCCGAACACCAGCCGGAGCCGATCCAGTTGCATTGCCCCCATGCCCACCACCCCGCGATGCGCGGATCGCACCAGTCCGGGTCGGCGTGCAGGTGGTCCAGCAAGTCGTCGCGGCTGCGCACGAGGAAGGAATGCCGGGCGAACAGATCGGCCTCATTGCACGGCCAGTCGGCTGCGTCGGCGGCCGCCTCCGGGTCGCGCTTGATCGCGCGCCAGAAGTTGGCCACGAATCCGTCCGCATCATTGATGGTCTCGACTCCCGGCTCATGCGGGCACGCCAGCAACATGGCCGCCGATCCGGCGAACGGCTCGACGTAGTTGTCGACGGCTCCGATCGCCTGCCATACCACGCCAGCGGCGCGCGACTTGCCGCCGAACCATGGGAAGGGGGCGACAAGGCTTTCAATCGCCATCACCCGCCCCCGCCAGCCAATACCGCCACGCCACGCGGCCGCCGGCCTTTCCGACCTTCTTGCGCTCGGGCGCGCGGTCTGCGATGCCCTGATCCCACAGGTTCGCCAGGGCGTTGCGCACGGACCCCAAAGGGAATTCAAACCTGTCCGCAAACTCCGCGGCCGTCCCTGTCTGGCCGTAGCGCAGCGCGTCGGTCAGCGTTTCGATGGTTTTTCGCACTTCTATTGCCCCTCTTCCGCGTCGGCTTGCGCCTCCGCGCGTAGCGAATCAATTGCGTACTGCGGCACGTTGTAGCCGGCGTCTTTCAGCTTTTGGAGCGTGTCGGCGGCTTCGTCGGCGTCTGCGTCTTGGAACGTTTCCCCGTCGTGCGGAAGCCCGATCGGCCTGCTTTCTGCGGACTCCAGCCACTCCATTACCGCGCCGCGGCGCTCGGAGACCTTGCCAAGCGTTTCTGCCGTGATCGGCACTGCGGGAGGCAACTGCACGTCCAGCACTAGCCGATTGCTGGCGACGTGCGTCACGTAATAACCACTCACGCTTACGTAGCAATACACGTCGCACTGATAGTCCTCGTCACTCCATCGGCAATAGCTCATTGCTTATCCTTCCGGTCTGTTTGCGGCTTTGTTCCTGCCTGCATGCGCTCGTCACCCCTGCGCAGCGCCTCCCGACTCACCGCCTGCGCCCGCATCGCAGCCAGAGCCTGCGCCGGGGTCATCGTCGGTTTAGGGCGGCGCTTTTTCATGCGGAACCCCGCTTAGTAGCGGCAGAGTTTGCAGGGTCGGGATAAAACGCGTTATGCCTCAATCTATCCGGCCCACATGGCGGCCGAAGAACCAGCGCCCTTCGTTGCGCGCGTACTCGCGGTCTGGCGGTGTGGCGTCGGTGCTGCGGTACAGGTAGGGGCGCCGGCCCTTGTGCCACATGAATACATACCAGAAGCGGCCGAGCTTCACGTCCAGCCACAACCAGAGCGCATCGTTGTTGCCGCTCATGTAGTTCACCGCGAAGTTCTCGCCTACTCGCATCGTCGTCCTCACAAGCCAAAATGCCTAACAGTTCGGTCAAGCGGACGCCAGCAGCGCCCGTGCATGTGCCACCGTCAGCGCGTGGCGCCGCTTACCTCTGCGCCATGCCTCACCGCCGCGCCTCCATCGAGATATAAGGCTCCGACCGCAGCGCGTAATCGCTACCCGGCCGCATGACGATCGGGTTCCCGTACAGGCCCGAGCCGCGCATCGGCCGCCATTCGGTCGGCGTGCGCGGCGGGACTTTTCCCGCCAGGCTCGGCATGCCGTCTTTCTTCGTCACAGCCTTCACCTGCGCCGGTTTCTGCTCGCGGATCTCGTAGAACCACTGCAGCGGACGCGCCCTCAGGCTGGACCGCAGTTCTGCCGGCACGCGCTTCATGCGGCGCTTCAGCTTGCCGTTTTCGTGCGCCATCGCGGC